TTTACTCCGTCTTTACATATATATACAAAATCCATTAATCCCCATTATAAAAAAATAAAGAGGGCAAGTTTTAAGTTTGCCCCCTTTATGAAATAAACTACTTTTTCTTAGCAGCCTTCTTTTTTGGTGCACTTTTAACAGGCACAATCTTGCCAAGAGCATCTGAAATAATACCAGTATCTGGTAATACGCCAAACGCTTTGTCATTAGGATTGAGCGCTCTCAATGCAACGGGCGCTAAAGCAGCAACTAGTGCAGCCCATAGATCCTTTGGATCTGTTACGCCAGCCATGTAAAGTGCAATTACTGAACCAAGGACAGATCGTCCGTATGATGCCAGCATTGCCTTTGACTTATCGTTTAATAAGTTATTCATTATTCCTCCTAGGATATAATTTGTGTTAGTGTTTTATAGCCAATCCATAGACCAATAATTCCTGCGACTCCCGCAAAAACTGGTGGTGCTGGTACTGGCAATTTGAATGCAGCAAAGACGACGCCACATCCAAAACCTGTTAGTATTGATAGCATTATATCTTTCATTTTTTATTTTCCTCTACATATTGTTTAATAAAATTAATAATTATTTCTCTTTCTGCCATGGGCCAGCCGTTTATTAATAGTTGGCGAATACCTTTTTTTTCAAGCTCATGAACAAAACTATCAAATTGTTTATAAGTAAAGTAACCAATATCAGTAACCTCTGCTGGTTTTTCTCCTTTTTTCCAGACTGGTCTTAATGCGTAATCTGTTAAACTGTCTAGCTCTTTTTGTGTTTCTCTTATTATAGGAGTTAACGCCAGCATAACTTCAACACCATTTAAGTCAAATAAAGTATTGCTTAATGATTGTCCACCACTTTCATTAATAACTGTCCAGGCACCATTTTTATAGTCTCTATATGGAAGTATTATTTTATTGTTATTATCTTTACATAAATTAAAAACATGTTCGTTGGTGGTTGATACATAAAAATCTAAAGAATTAGATTTATCTGAGTTTCCTGGCATTGTATTTAAAGCTTTTACATACTCAATCAAATAATTTGATCTCTCAATTCTTCCTGATGAGTCATTAGTATCACCAAGAATTCCACCAAAATCTAGTTCATGATCTTTTATATATCCAGAAATTAAATTAATCTGAAGCCTATCTGGATCTATTTCATTCATTGATTGATTTATCATACAAAGATATTGTGGGGAAATAGAGTATGGCCTTATAGCAACCAAATACTTTATCTTTTCTTGTGGCTTTATATCTTTAGCAATTCTTACAAACATATCTCCCTGGGTAGCATCATATGTAAACATTACCCCTGAGAAATGACTATTCTCTAGCCTAGATATTTGATTGCCACTACAATTGCCACCAAAATAATAAAACTCCATGCTTTATTATCTCACACTTTCTTCTTTAATTTCTTGCATTACTTTAAGTATATTTTCTGTCTCAAGCTCACTGAGGCTATTAGAAATCAACACACCATCAAAAGATTTTTCCTTCAAGTAATAAATAAATCTTTTAAACTCATCTTTTGTAAAAAATTCTGTATCTTGTGGCCAGTTATCTTTATCTATCTTCTTTATTTCTTCTTCAGTTTCTCTAATTATTGGACAAACGTGTATCATGGATTGTTTTTTATTTAAATCAAATCTATTTATTTTATACCAAGAGTAAGGCACCAGTACTTTATTTTCTTTTGCTGCATCAAAAACAAACTCATTTGTAACTGATATGTAAAAATCAGGCAAATTGTTTTTTATTTTATTTAGCTCTGCTAAATATTTAATCATATACTTTGATCTTTCTATATTTGAAGATAGATCGTTTATGTCTCCTAAAATTCCACCGACACTGTGTTCTTCATCACCTACATGTCCTGTTACAAAATTAATTAAAATTCTGTTGTTAGATATTTTATTCATTGATTTGTTTGTTTTTGAAATATATTGTGGAGAAACAGTATAAGGCCTTATTGCAACCATATATTTAATTTTTCTTTTTGTATCTATATTTCTTGCTATATCTATAAAATAATCATCAGTGTTTGCATTTGTTGGAAAAAGAATTCCAGTGAAGCCCGCATCCTCTAAAGATTCAGACAGTGTTTTAAAATTAAAGTCATTTGTTCTTTGAAACCAATAAATGTTCAATGATCTTCATCCTCTGGAAGCAAAGTTTTTAATTCTTTGTAAGCTTTAGATATTTTTTTCATTGAGTGATAATGAGGATATGCTGAACCAACTTCGCCATATTCATCAAAGTATGCTATTTCTGGTTCAACTTCATTTACAAAATAAGCAACTCCCTCTTGAATATCTTGAATGTATTCATATGCCCAATCACGAGAATCAGAAAGAAACTTAATAAAGTTTTCTTTGTGAACATCATTGTTTAAATCATCATTGTTTTTTAATGAAGAAAGGCTTTCAATTCTTGAATATGCCACAGATAATACTTTTATTGCATCTCTTAATTTTAATATCTTTAACAACAAAAATATGCTAAGTATGGATGGGGCTGTTGCTATAACAGCTAATGCTATATACGTGTTGGTCATTTAATTGCCTCTCTTGATACTAAAACTATTGCGCCTTCCATTTCTAATGCTTTTTTTAACTGAACTACATACTGTAATGCTTCTATCTTTTCATTATGTCCCATTTTAAGAAAATGGTATTCATTCAGCTTAATTGTTAAAAAATGTTCATTATCAATTAGCTCTACTTGAAAATTTTTAGGAGCAATTATAGAATGAAAAGCTCTACGCATAGTATCTGTGTACATTATTTTTTATCTTTTCTATCTACAAAATGAAACACTTCTTCCAGTGATTCCCATCCAATATCTTCAGCAACCTCTAATGCTGCTAAAAATATATCCCAGGTCTCATATACGTACTGCCTGGCTAGTTGTGTTGGCTCTACAAGTTCGTTATCAATTAAAAATGCAATGGGCAAACCAATATCGTTGTACTCAATAAAATCTTTAAAGTATTTGTCAGACTTGTAGTCCATCCAAAGTTCACCAAGTATGGAGCACATGGCTTCAAAACTTGTTACTTCTTGTCCGCTGTTAGATCTCTCCATAATTCACCCCACTTTTCTTTTGTTCTATGCTTGCTAAACTCTCTAGATATTTCGCCATTCTCTAAGTATATACCACCCCAGATACCCCATTCTTTGCCAGATACTCCATTGGCAAAGCATACTCTTTGAACTGGACATGCTTGACAAAGGTTGTCTATTATTGGTCTAACAAGCTCATCATCTTCATATTTATCAAAAAATAAATTTGTGTCCATATCAAAGCAGGCGCCATTGTCTTTCCATAGGTGCTGCTTCATATCTACACCTTATATCTATTTGGAATATCCCAGCCATTACGATCAGGTACAAATGTTTTTGCCAAATACCATTTGCCTTTACGATAGATTCCGTTGATTGCAGTCTTGGCAATATCAGACTGTTTAGTTTCTACAACTGTCCAACCATCCCAGTGTAGATTATAGTTCTTTGAAACAATTTTTTCCATTGTTTGCAAATTGGTTACGATCATTTTTACCCCTTAGTATTTGAAAATTCCTACTTCAATGTTGTTTTTTTCAGCTATTGCTACCAGCTTTGATGAAGGTTGCTTTGGCTTACTTAAATAAACAAGGTAGTCTACATGCAATATATTTTCTTCAATCCATGAGATAGGTAATTTAAGAAATTTTATTTTTCTACCACGGGATTTAAATCCACGTTCAGATAGATTACAAAACTCATATACAAAAGAGTTAATTGCTGCAGGTCCTGCAGTGTATACAACAAACTCTTTGTCTCCTTCTTTCATCCCAGAAAGAGCAACACCCATAGCACGAAGAAAGACTTGATAATCATCAAAGTCCGCCGTTCCATGCACCGCTACTATCATCAGAATTTCCATTCTTTAAGCTATCCAAAATGAATAGCATCTTATCAATATCTCGCTTTGACATATTGTGTGTATCAACTGGACGTACAGTGTCTGCGTTCACTAAACCTTCAGCCGTATCAGCAATGTAAAACATATTGTCATGCACCCAATACGCTTGATCCTCTATTATCAATACCCTTACGGTATTTTTGCTTACATGTTTCTTTGCCTGAGAAACAGGTTTTGGCATTTCAAAAAGATCTTTTGGTAAAAAATGTCTTACTATTTGATGTATATCACTTTGAGAGTATACAACTTTAGCAAAAGATTTTTTATTTCTTTTTACTGTTATTATAATTATAGGGCATATGAGTGCCAATGTCAAGCCAAGAATTAAGATTAATGTCATCACTACCCCTTAAGGTTAAATGGACTTGATTGCCAAAACTTCTTTTCTCTTTCAACAATAGCACGAGACCAAGCAAACCCAGCATCCCCGCCCCAAGCATTCCACATTATTTTTCCGTTAGATGGCTTGTCCCAATCTTTTCCTTGTTTATCCACTTCGTGACGTGAAAAAAAAGAATACATTCTCTTAACAGTACTAAGAGACATAGATCTTCCTGCAACAATATCGCTTGCACGTCCCCAACCAACAGGAGTTCCAGCACCAGTTGCTAGGCCATCCTCTTTCCATTTTAAAGCACGACGTGCTGCTGCCTTCATGCCATCATTAGGAGAGTATGAGTCTGCCATTACTTATCCTTCTTTGGGTGCTTAACTGTGTAGTCGTCAATTATAGATTTAATTGTACCGTTTTTATTTAAACGAACAATTTTTCCGTCTTTGATTTGTGTTGCATTAAATGATCCAGCTTTTCTTTTTGGCATTATTTGATAAATCCGTTCCAGAAGTTATCTGTATCTATTTGCTTTTCAGACTTGTATGTGCCACCACGACGCTTATACTCTGCAACAACCCATGCATTTGCTACGGCTGATGGATAAACATCAAACTTGTCTTTTGCTGCTTGAACAACTCTTGCATAAAGTTTAGGATTTGAAGGTGTTGATCCACCAGAACGTGGTTTGATTACGTCTCCATAGTTTGGCTTTGCCTTATTCATTTCTTCTGCCTGACAAACTGGACAGTTTTCACAATTTACATTTAATTCTTTACATGTAGGACATCCACAACCTTCGTAGGCTTTATTTATTGATGATGAATTGTTACAAGAATGTGACTTACCAACTGATGAGTCATACATTGCCATTCCTATTTCTGAGTCCATCTCTTCCTCTTTCATTGAGTGATTGTTTATATCAATAAGTTCAGCATCCTTGTACATCATTCCAATACTGTAAGCGGTTGGTTCCCACTTGCCATCTTCTTCTTCGTAAATTCTAACAGCCATTGCTGGATTTTCTGGTGGCATAGACTGAATTGCATACTCTGTTCCAGGAACTCCGTATACTCCGCCCTCAATCATAATGTGCTCTACCATCCCATGAACCATGCCTTCTGATGTCATGCCCATTACAAAATCGCCTTCTTTTATCATATAACGATTATATCAGAATTCTTGAGCACTTATGGCTCTTTTTAATTCTTGCAAAGACCATTTTTCTTGCCTAGAAAGCTTTGCCATCTCCCTTGGATCATTTGATTTATCAGTAAGTGATATTAATGGGTCATCTTCAAGCAACTCTATGTTTACATAACCCTTTTCCCACAAAGCCATAAGCTCGTCATTAACAAAATTAAGGTGGTCGTGGTAAAGCTCTGGCATTAGTTCTTTAATTTTAGGCGTAAACAAATATAACATTTCTCCAGTTTCAGGATCAACACCTGCAATTTCTAAACCACCATCAAGAATTAAGTCATCTATTATCTGACTTATAGCATCGTCATCAAACATCCATGAAGTCCAAGAATTCTTGACGAGTTTTTGCACCATTCATTCTTTTGACCTCTATACCATCTTCAATTAATATATATGTTGGTATAGACTTAATGCCAAACTGTTCTGATAACTCTATCTCTGTGTCCACATCAACATACAAAAAATCAATTATTCCTTCACGCTTAAGCTCATCTGTAATTGGTCTGGTGCGTTGACAAGGATTACACCAGTCAGCTGTGAAGTAAAGTACGTGTGTCATTTACCAGACTTCTTTCTTGCCTTTGCAAGTGCTGTAAAATCTTTAACCTTTGTGTCTCCCATATATCCCCATGCATAACCATCATTGATCATCTTATCATTAAGTGATTCTGTATCTCCATTAACATATACCCAGCCTAAAATGCGACCATACTTTTCAGATGAATCCATCTTCTCAGTCTTAATTACAACAGACTTGGCATCCTTTAAAGACTTCTTTAAGTACTCTTTGGCTTCAAGTCCAAGAGCCTTTTCGGCAAGATCCTTTGTGCGAGACTCTGGGGTATCAATACCAGCCAGTCTTACACGAGATGCAAATAGGATATCAAACCCTAAATCAATAAGAACGTCAATGGTATCTCCATCTACGACATTCTCTACTTTTCTTACATAATATTCATACATTATTTTCTCCCCCATTTAACTTTATTCCAACCACGCTCATGGAAGTAATAAAGAATTGTTTTTGTAAGTACCTCAAAACTTGCAATTGCACCAGCAGTAACTGGCTCTTTGGTTATTAGCCAAGATATTACAAAAGTATCTGCCGTACCAATTATACGCCAAGTGATAGCCTTTAATGCTGATCTTTGTTTGGTTACATTCATGATGGCCACTCAATTTTGCTTGGCTTAGTGATGAAGTTCCAGACCTTAGATACCCATCTCTTTACGTTTTTGCGTAGCTGAAATAGCATGAATGTCTGCCCCCAAATCTACTTGCTCAATCTTATATCCTACATCACGACCATACACAATGTTGGTAATGTTGGGTAGTCTTAGTACTAATGCACCATCCATAAAGTCATCCTTGGCAATATATTCTTTTACCTGATCAAATTTAAGTGGATCTTTCTCACTTGTATTGTAGGTATTGCGAACTCCAAGAAGTACTTGTTCAGTTCTCTTGCCAGCTTCCCTATAAAGGGCGTGATGGCCTTCGTGCCATGGCTGGTACCTACCCAGCATAAGAGTTGTTGGTGCAGACCAATCATGAAGACTAAACTTATCAATGATGTGAGATGCTTTTGCTTCTGCATCTAGGTTGTGACTAATGAATGACACATCAAACTCTGTTGGTCGTTCAAACATTTTATTGGTATCTTCAAAGCGACCTTCTGCAATAGTATCCATAAACACTAGGATATCTGGCTTACCAAATGCCACACGAGTTAGATCTGTTGGACACACAAAATCAACGATTACTGGAGCAACACCTTGCTTAGCAATAAGCCTTGCCATCTCACCCATACGGCGAGATTGCTCTAGACGATCATCTGGGGTAAACCCTAAATCTGAATTTACAGTTGCACGAACTTCATCTGCATTAAGATGAATAGCATTAATTCTTTCTTTTAAAGCTTTTGCTAACTCTGTCTTGCCAGAACCTGGAAGTCCAATGATCTGAATAATCATGCGTGTGGTTCTTCCTTTGCTTTGTTTTCAATTAGCTTATCTCGTTCATCAACTATTGTTATTGCAAATGACATCATTTTTTTATAACCTTCTGTGTTATTCATAATTTTATTATAGTGATGCCCACAGAACATAAGGTCGCCATCAATTCCTGTTACTTGAACAAGTGCTTCTGCAGCACATGAATCACAGCGATCTGTGGCTTTTAGAACCCAATCCTTTGAAACAAAATCTTCTGTAACTGTCATATTCATAGTATACCTTTACTTTCTGTTGTCTGTGGAATAAAATCCTGAGCCGTTAAAAACTGCTCCTACATTAGAGTATACACGAACTAATCCAGAATTGCAATCTTCACATTTATATCCAGGATCGCTGTCTTTGATTGATCTTTCTTTTGTGTACCGCTTTGCACAACGCATGCAGTCATATTCATAAATTGCCATTTTTTACCTTTCGTGATACCAAGTTGCTACTGAGTATTTTGTGCCAGACTCTACTGGATGAGCAATATGTCTGTATGGATAGTTTGGTGGAAATAAAATTACAGTTCCTGCTTTAGGTTTAATCTTTACATTAAAATAAACAAACTCTAACTCTCCACCTAGATAGTCATCATTTAAATAAATTAAAACAGAGATGCATCTTTTAACTGCTGGATATGAATCATAATGTGATTTAAAGTGTCCTCCAGGTTCATATTTTAATAAATTAAAACCCTCTGGATTATAAATTTCGTATCCTACCATCATTTCTTTTTTATATGAGTTTAAGCATTGATTGACCACAATCTCACACTTAGTCTCAAACTCTTTAATATATTCATTGCTATTGTTTTTAGCAGTAGATAAATCTTGGCTTGTTCTATACTGAGTTGCTAAGTTATTTTTATTTTCTTTGTCACCAAGTAATGTAGAGCTTGTAAATTTAACTCCTGAGCTTTCATCATTTACAAGTTTTTCAATATCTATAATAGTCTGGGTAGGATTGCTCCATACATTTTCGTATACAGCAATTCCTACTCCAGGTACTATAGTTGGTTTAATCATTATTTAACTTTGTTGCCAAACTTTGCCCAGACTCTTTCATGAAGAAAATATCCTAGCGCTTCCCATGCAATGTATAGAAGTGCTCCAAGACTTGCATACTCCCACTCACCAGTAAATAGATAGATTACTCCAGTGACACCAACAAGGTGAAATGTTTCCCAGCTTGCAGTCTTTAATAGTGTTCTCTTTGTTGAGTCTGTCATAATGCTAACTGCGACTTTCCTCCTCCAGAAGATTTCTTTGCAATAGGCTTAATCTCCTTGGGGGCAGACTTCCTTGGTGCTGGTTCTGCAGCTGCTGCCAATTTATTTAATAGTTCAGTATTTTCTTCACCAGTATATACTGGGCGACCCCAACCAACAACAGCATTAACTAACTTTTTATTATTGTTCTTTACATAACCACGAGTTTTCTCTACGCACATTCCTCCGTTGCGCTGATCTCCCTTTGCAGTTCCTGAAGTATTTCCTTCAATAACCTGAATAGTTCCATCACCATTGTTCTTGATGCAAATACCAACATGTGAAATACGATTTACCCCATCTTCTGGGAAATCAAAATAGATCCAGTCTCCTGCTTGTGGATCATCATTGCGAGCATCTGACCAACGCTCAGCTTTTTTAAACCAATCTGCTGCTGCAACTGTTGATGCAGACTTAGGGAAAGACTTTACGCCTGCTGTAAATGCACACCACGAAACGAACGACTGGCACCATGGCTGAAAGTTAACCTTCATCCATGCACCGTACTTTGTTTCGTTATCTTTAGGGCCTTCAATTGTGCCCACTTCTTTCTTTGCAACCTCAATGATTGCTTCTACTGATCCTCTAATTGCCATGCTACCCTCCTATAGGTTTATATCTATTATAGCATTAGGAGGCTTTGTGTGTCAAACGATTATGTGTTCTTATTCTATGGCAGTTTGCACATACTACTTCACATTTTGCTATTTCTTTTTTAATTGCTGCCCAAGAAAATCCATCATGAATCATTCTTGAGACATTGTATTTTTTTTCATGTAGGTGATCAAAATCTAATACTATTGGATTGGTAACTCCACAATCTACACAGCCAGATGTTTCTTTTATCTCTGACAGTTTCTTTTTAAACTGCTGCTTATTGTAGTGAACCAACTCTTTGTCAGTCATAGGCTTTAAGTATATCAAATAATATTAAAGCCCCACACAGGCAATTCACCTGACTTGCGCCACGGTCTCTATCCAATGGGTAACTAATCCATCACTAAGGTCCTGTGTGGGGACATTTATATTGTACTACTTGATTTTGATTACTTTAGGTTTCTTTTCTTCAGGAACAACACGATCAATACTAATATTGAGCATACCGTCCTTTAGCTCTGCACCTGTAACTTCCATGTATTCACCAAGAGCAAATGATCGTACAAATTTACGACCAGCAATACCCTTGTGAACAACTTCAGCATCTGTTACTTCTACAATCTCACCCTTGATAATAAGAGTTCCATTGTCTACTGAGATATCAATATCGTTCTTTGTGAATCCCGCAATTGCAACGGATAGCCTATATGTATCTTCATCTAGTTTAAGAAGATCATATGGAGGATATGACTGTAGGATTGTTTTATGTGCACTATTTAAACGGCCTAACTCTCTGTTAAAGCCAATAAAAAAAG